ATGCCGTATCGGGGTGAGGTCACACCCTATGTCTATGATGGTGAAAATGAGCAGTATCGTGAAACACCTAACTCCGTTCCCGTTGGTGCAGCATTAGAAGCGCCTATTATTGATGGCGAGTTTGAGCGGCCACGCGGCTTGCCTAATCGCGCTGATACTATTATTGGTGAAGACGGTAGGTCAATGCAGCAGGCGCAAGAGTTTGCTGACTCCGTTGGTCAAGCATCCAATAGAGCATTGCCTTTTGACGATGTTATCTACGCTGAAGATAAGCGCAATGTTCAAGTTAAAAGAAACGGCCAACCTTTCGGTGGACGCCGCGCAGCAGAACTAACAAAAGAGTTTCGCCAAGCTAAAGAGCAAGGCTTGAACCCACAGGTTATTAAAGTAAATGGCGGTTACGGCTGGGTATCGGAGGG